CCATTCCTAGGCACCATTTTATTTAATAAGATTTTATAAAATTTGAAAAGTGCTAAAAATCGTAAGTTTTAAAAGCTAAAAACTTAATAAAGTTTTATAAATATCTATAAAATATAAAAATTACAACAGACAAAAAACAGACAAAGTTAAAAGAGATTCAATTAAGAATCTCTTATTTTTTTACAAGTTATTTAGTTTATCCAGCACTTCTAATTTCTTTTCTTTCATGACATGCGTATAGATATCCATGGTAGTCGCAATGTCCCCATGCCCTAGCAGGACTTGAACTGTTTTGATTGGGATATCCATCTCAAATAGTCTAGTAGCATAGCTATGTCTTATTGAGTGAAAACTTCTGTGTGGAATATTTAATTTTTTACATATTGAAGCTATCCTTCTCTGAGGCTTTTTTGGCTCAATAGGTTTACCTAGATTAGAAAAGATTAAATTACCTTGACGTGGGATATCTTTTAGCAGCTCCTGGACCTTATCTGGTAAGGGAATTTCTCTTGCACTGTTTTTAGTTTTCAATTCCTTAAATGTATAAGTTAATTTCCTATCATCTACCTTATCCACATCTACATTTCTTCTATACTGTCTAGTAATCTTAACCATATTATCCTTAATATCGCTCCACTGTAACCCTAAAACTTCTCCAAGCCTTAGTCCAGTATAAAATGTAAAGTAAATTAAGCAGTCAACGATATCTCTTTTGTCTAAAGTTTTAAGAACCATTTCCTGCTCTTGCTTAGAAAATACATTTATATTTTCTTTTTTAGTTATTTTTTGAAGAGTCACACCAGGGCAAAAATCTTTCATCATAATCCCTTGTATAATAGCGAATTTTATACAAGAGTGAATTTGGATATAAGTCTTTTTAATGGTATTAGCAGTAAAGTCTTTTTGCAACTCATTGAAGTATTGCTGCAAGTCCTTTAAAGTTATTTGATTAGCCTTTTTTCTAGCGATAGAGTAATTCATTAATCTTAATCTATAACTTGCTTCATATTCATAAAAAGTATTGGGGCTAACTTCTATCTTTTTAAAATTAAAGATCCAGTCTTTGAAAAGTTCTCCAAAACTAATATCAGAATTAGATAAACTGTTAGTCTTAGCTTGGTATTTCGCTGTATTCATTTTATCCAGTACCACAGACTTTTTATAACTACCAAAACTTTTTCTAATCTGTTTACCATCACTATCCCAACCAACTGTAATATTTGCTTTATAGTAAGTCTTGCCATTTCTTATAACAGTAGAGATAGTACCTTCTCCATTGGCTTTTCTACCTGCCATACAAAATCACACTCCTTTCAAATTGACGTACTTAAACAGAGTGTGATATAATCTAAATTGATAGGATGTAGAAGAGTACCACACTCTTGAAGCCTTTTAGTTGTTGGTAGCAACTGAGAGGCTTTTTTGTTATTTCTTAATTGCTTTTTCATTTAGTTTCTTTAATTCCAAATTATAAATATTTTTAAATAATTCAAAAAAATTATTTGGTAAATTAAGTTTATTTATATATAACTCAATTAATTGTTTTAAATTTTCTGATGGATTTGTTAAATTATTTTCAGTAAAAAATGCTAAATCTTTTAAAAATAAGGTATAAAGTAAATTTGTGTTTAATAAGAATAGGACAGAAATTAACATTGCATAAATATCATTTCTTCCTCTTTTCTTTTTTATATCTATGTTAGAAATGCATCCGAAAGTATCTATCTTTTTAAAAACAGATGTATTTAAACTAACTTTTTCTAAATTTACCCCTATAACCTTATAATTATGAGCAATTTTATTTCTAAATTTTCTAGTTATTATTAACATATTTTTAAAGAGTTCTAATCGCTCATCATCAGTTATATTTTTACTATCAATTAAAAAATATTCTGAAATAATTTCTAATTTTTCATTCCTTTTTAAAAAAGAGTATAAGTCAATAGCGTTATTAAAAGTAACATTTTTAAATAAAATCCAAGGTGGAATATGATTATGCCTCTTTCTATAAAATACTGTTGGAGTATCTTCAGAATTGAAATGAACTTTTGTGAAATTTCCAATAACTGCTAATAATTTAGCTTTTCTATCTGGGGTAGAGGTATGATATTTATTCTCATCTAAATATTCTGAATAGTGAATACCTTTATTTTTTGCAATATGGTAAGCTAATTTTGTTTTAAAAATATTTTCAACATAGATACTATAGTGTAGTAAAATATTTTGAAATTTTTTATCTATGACATTAAAAACAAATATATCTATTAAACTTCTATCTTCAATAAATTTATTATTTTCCATAAAACAATCTTTATATCCATTTATCAATTCATAATAAGAAAGTGTTGATAGTAATTCTAATTCTATTTCTTCATCATCAACAGATAAGTTATAGTCCTCTCTCAGTTTTTTTATTTGTTCGTCATATGTCAAAAATGGTTTGTCATATTTTATAGTCATAAACTACTCCTTATAATGAAAAAACCTGCTACTAAATAAAGTAACAGGTTTCTTGATAGCCAAGGAGACAACTCTCCCTATAGCCAAGTCATCTTTGTTATATTTAGTATACTTTAATATTTATATTTTGTCAACCTTTTATGGACACACTCTTTTTAACCCCTTTAGAGTTACGAACTCGAGAGGGGTATTTTTTTTATTTATAGATCTATCATTACTTTTACAACTTTTCCATATTCTTTAAAATCATCATATTCGTTCACTAACTTATCATCATAAGCTAAATTAAATGAATGTAGAATTAATCTGTCTTTTACTACTTTTTTTTGTTTAACAAAATTTTCATCATTTAGATTAAATGCACCTATTTCTCCACTTTCAATTTGTATATCCTTTTTTATTATGATAGTAGAGCCATTTGGTATTTTAGGCTCCATACTGTCACCTTCAACTTTTACAGCAAAATATGTTGTTCCATTTTTCTTTAATCCAAAAACTGGAATCATTTCTATAAATTCAGAATTACTAGCTCCGTATCCTGCTGAAATACTCTCATATAAAGGTATCATCATATAGTCAGTATTTATAGTATCTATATTCAAATTTGATTTTTCTTCTTTTTTATTTTCCCAATCATATTTTAGACCAGCTTGATATCTATTTTTAATATCACTTCTTCCCATAAGATAGTCCATATCAACATTAAAATAATCACATATTTCTTGTAAAGTATTTGGTCTAGGAATTCTTTGACCTTGTTCCCACATACTAATAGTACTTATTCCAACATCAAAAATTTTAGCCATTTGACTTTGTGTTAAAGAATTTTCTATTCTAAGATCTAAAATTCTATCTTTAATTTCAGCCATTAATATCACCCCTTAAAACAATTATACACCATTCGTGGAAAAAATCAAGAAAATTTTTTCACAAAAAGTGTTGACAAAAATTTTGAGATATGATAACATTAATTTGTTCACAAAAAGTGAAATAAAAAAGGAGGTGATTTTATGACTATAGGTGAGAAATTAAAAAAACTTAGAGGCAATAAAAGACAAACAGAAATAGCAAAAGAACTAGGAATTTTACCTTCAGCTTACTCTAACTATGAGAACAATTATAGAGTTCCAAATGATGAAACAAAGAAAAAAATAGCTGACTATTATAAAAAAACAGTAGATGAAATATTTTTTTAAATGAAAATTTCACTTTAAGTGAAAAATAAAAGGGGGAATATGGAAGACTTATATTTCAAAAATCATGAAGCAAGATTAATATTCGGGCTGGTAGTATTAAGCCAAAAAATGCAAATGGACTTTTTAGGAATTGACTACAATCACTATTCCGATAAAAAAGCAGCTGAAATTTGGTACTCAAATATCAAAGATGTTTTAGCAGTTAGTAAACATGAAATGAAAGATGCTGCATTAGAAAACTTGGATAAGCTTTATAAAGGAATGAAGCATTAAAGGAGAAAAAACACATGTATATAAAAGACCGTGAAAAGATTGAAAAACTATTATCTAATTTAGTTAATGAAATGATTAATCAAGAATTAATTGAAGCTGATAAAAAAGAAGTAAAAAGCAATTTTAAAAATGCTAGGGAGTATGAAATTGAGCAAATGCTTGAAAAGATTGAAGACGACTATATTAATTATATAAGAAAAAGCTTTTAAATGAGGTGGGAAAAATGAGAAAACTAGAAAATATATTTGGAATTTTCAGGCACAAAGCTAGTAGACCGATTGCTTTTAAAGAGCTATTCGGGATTAATCAGCTTAGTGCTTGTGACAGAGACGGAAGCTGGGACAGTTATGACTTTATCGGAACTATAGATGAAGTTAATGAGTATGAAAAAAGATGGTGCACTCAAGGATCTAATGGCTTCGGATTCTTGGGAGTTGAAACTGTGAAAGGCTTTAAGGGGCAATTTAAGTACTGTGGAAAATAAAGGAGGTTCAAAATGCACTGTAAAGTATTTCAAAAATGGGTAAATGTTATAGTTTTCCCCGAAAATATAAAGTTAATAGATGCTATTGAAGTTATCCAAAAGTACATAGAAATGGGGGTTATTAATGAAAATCAATGAAGCTGAAACTTTTGCAAGATCATCTTTTAAAGATGTAATTAAATATAAAACTGTATGGCTAATCTACTCATTAAAGGATATCAAATCTAAGGCAAAATGGTTAATCAATTTAATCTGGAAGTTCTACTGCAAATATGTAGAGCTGTATGATTTTGGAGATTTATTTTAAAAAGGAGGATAAAAAACGAGTTATGAAAGTTGGAATTTTTAAAGGGTATAGTTATGTAATAACTCGCACGGATGATATCTTATATAGCTGGTACTTTGGATATGTAGAAGTACCGAAAAATCATATCTACTTCGAGCAACACTATGATGATATCAACGATATTGAGTGTCATGGTGGACTAACTTATAGTGGATATAGATTTGAAGATGGTATTTATTATATTGGTTTTGACACTGCTCATGTTGATAGTGGACCTGCTAATAATCTAACATTCGTTGAAAATGAATGTATGAACATAATAGAGCAATTAATAAAACTTAATAATTAAAAGGAGGATTTATGGAAGAAAAGATGATGCTGACAATGCCAGAAACTGCTAAATTAACTGGAATAGGATTACAAAAGTTAAAACAGATTGCAAGAGAATATGCCGATTTTCCTTTTGTAAAGGTTGGTGTAAAGCACTTAGTGATTAAAGATAAGTTGGCAGATTGGTTTGATAAGCATAAGGGAGAAGAGCTATGAAGAAACTAGCATTGGTAATAGCTAGCATATTAGCAGCATACAAAAG